CATTCTCGCGTACCTCATCGCAAAGTATCAGGGCATTTACGGCACGGACATTTATCTGGGCTCTGACTCACAAGATTACCAATTTCTTGCAATACAAGCCTCAGCGATCAACGACGCGAACGCCGCAATCATCGCTGATTACAACTCGCGCTCGCCGGCCACTGCTCAAGGCGTGCCGCTGTCCAGCGTCATCAAGATCAACGGCCTGACGCGCAATGTCTCGGGTAACTCGACGGTCGACCAGATCATCGTGGGTCAGGCGGGTACGCCGATCGTTAATGGTGTAACGCAGGACGCGAACCAGAATAAGTGGAGCCTGCCTGCGCTCGTCACGATTCCGCCGGGCGGCGCGATTACGGTGACGGCAACATGCCAGACGCCGGGTGCCATTCAAGCAGGTATCGGCACGGTCAACATCATTGCAACGCCGACATTTGGCTGGCAGTCGGTGACCAACGCAACGGCTGCCAATGCTGGCGCTCCGGTAGAGACGGATTCGCAAGTCCGCGTGCGCCAGGCGAAGTCGACCGCCCTGCCCTCGCGCACGGTGCTGGAAGGTACGGTTGGCGCTGTGTGGGCAGTGACTGGCGTTACACGCGTCACTCCTTACGAGAATGACTTGAGCACGACGGATGCGAATGGCGTGCCTGGCAACAAGATCTATCTCGTGGTGGAAGGTGGCGATTCGACGGCGATAGCGAACGCGATTGCGGCGAAGAAAACGCCAGGAACTGGCACATTCGGCACGACGACGATTTCGGTCACGGATGCCTACGGCATCGCGCACAACATCAACTTCTATCGCCCGACCTACGACGCGATCACCTGTGCGATCACGCTGAAAGCTCTGGCTGGCTACACATCGACCATCGGCGCGGCGATTCAGGCGGCAGTCTCGGCGTACATCAACGCGGTTCCGATCGGTGGTGCGCCGGGCGGCACGGTTGAGTGGGATTCGGCGCTGTCGGCGGCTAAGGCGGTTACAGGCAACAACACGTTCCGTATCACGTCGTTCGCGCTGAGCGGACCTGGTGGCGCTGGTTCGCCCGATGTGCCGCTGGCGTTCAATCATGCCGGTCAGGCGGTGCCCGCAAGCGTAACGATTACGGTGACGTAAATGGCTGCCGCTACTGACTATACCGCGCTGATCACGTCGGAGCATTCGAGCAAACCCCGTTTTTCTGCGATGGTCGCGGCTGTCGCTCAGTGCTTCGTCGACCAACAGAACCTCGTCAACAGCATATCGAACAGTTTTGACCTTGATCAGGCGATCGGCGCGCAGCTCGACATCATCGGGCTGTGGGTCGGCATCTCGCGCCAGGTCAAGACGCCGCTCAACGTCTATTTCAGTTTCGATACGGCGGGGCTGGGCTTCGATCAGGGCAACTGGCAAGGGCCGTTTGATCCATCCACGGGCCTTGTCTCGCTAGACGATGGCACATACCGGACGCTGCTGCGCGCGAAGATCGCGGCGAATAGCTGGGATGGGACCGTACCTGCCGCGGCGTCGGCGTATGCAAACCTGTTTGCTGGATCTGGTAGTCAGATCTTCATCCAGGACAATCAAGACATGACCATGACGGTCGGCGTCTCGGGCGCGATCCCGAGTGCGCTGCTGCGTGCGCTGTTCTCTGGCGGCTACCTGCCACTCAAGCCGGAAGGTGTGCACGCGAACTACGTTGTGCCGTCCGTGAATAACACGGCTCTGTTTGGTATGGACGTCTCCAACCAATACATCCAGGGCTTCGACTCAGGCTCCTGGGCCGTAGCCGCCTAATCCTTTCCGCTTCCACTCAAGCCGCCTTCGGGCGGCTTTTTTATTGGGTCTCGCATGGCAACCAATGATTTCCAGACCTTCGCAGCCGGTGGTGGCGCGAACGTACTGACGCAGGCGCAATACCTCGCGCTGACGTCGATTCTTGCGAACGGGTTTTCGGCCGGCGTTGCGCCTTCGGCTCAGTTGAACAAGGTCTGGCGCCAGTCGTCCATCATCTCGACGATGATCGCGCAGTTCATCGTGGATCAAAGCGCCCAGAACGCGGCCGACGACGGCACTACCGCGACGCTCGAGGCGAACTTTATTGCGGCTATCCGCAGCGCCACGAAGACGGGCGTCATCCTGGCCGATACGGGCGCAGTCAACGCCTACACGGCAGTCAACGTTCCCCCGCTCGTCTCCGGCACCTGGGTCGACGGCGTAGTACAGCAAGTCAAGATCGCCCACGCGAACACGGGCGCATCGACCTACGCGCCGGATGGCCTGACCGCGATTCCGATCTACGGCCTCGGCCTGCAACCGCTTCAGGGCAGCGAACTCGCGCTCAATGGAACTGCCATCCTCATGCGCGCGACAATCGCGGGCGTGAACAGCGGCAACCCTATCGCCGTGCTCATGGAGTGCGCAGGTGGAGCACAGCAAATCCCCCCCGCCACGCAGAGCCAGCATGCGGTGCAGATGGGGCAAGTTACGGGCCTTACTGCGGGGCGACTGTTGCGGACGGCCGTCTATACCAACGTCGGTGGCACGCAATTCGTCTCGATCAATGGCGGCACAGCCACGACTACGGGAGCTACAACACACGTTCCACTGGCCGCCACAACGACCATTATTGGTGAGGCGCAAGGCGGCGGCGGCGGCGGCGGCGGCGGATCAGGCGCCGGCGCGTCGGCTGTCTCCATGGGCGCTCCGGGCGGCGCCGGATCGTATGGCAAGGCGATGTGGTCGATTGGTGTTTTCGGAGCAAGTCAGTCAATCAGTGTAGGAGCTGGCGGATCTGGCGCTGTGAGCGCGGGCGCAAACGGAGCAACGTCGTCGATCGGCGCGCTTCTCAGTGCACCAGGCGGTCAGGGCGGCGGCATTTCGAATAATGTTACGCCCCCCTCTGTCAACGGGAACGGCGCGGTTTCGACAGCTGTAACTGGCTCCGGAATCTTGTATTCGATTCGAGGGACGACAGTTCAGGCTACATTCGGCTTAAGCACTTCCGCAGGAATCGCCGGGAATGGCGGAGCATCGCCTTATGGGGCTGGTGGTTCGGGTCCGGGCCTCAATACGAACGGAACGAATGCGGCCAACTATGGTTCTGGCGGTAGCGGGGTATTGGTCAATCAGGCCGGCGGCAACGGCACAGGCGGGAACGGCTTTGCCGGCATTGTTACCATCTCGGAGTACGCGTAATGAAAACCTACGCTCGCATCGTTTCCGGTGCTGTGTTTGAGATTATCGACCCGGTTTCCGACGCTTCTGGAAATGAGGTCCCAATTGACGAGAGATTTACGCCTGAATTCGTGGCGACCCTTGTCGACATTACCGATGTTTCCCCGCGTCCCGACCAGCATTGGTCGGCCACGCAATCTGGTCAAACGTGGACCTTCTCGCCTCCGGCATGATGGGCCAAGGCCGGCGCGCGCCTCTTCGTCAAGAGACGTTGCGCCGGCGCTTCGATCATGATGTAGGTTGCCGAAGCGATAAAGAGCAGGGCAGCAAGGAATGCCAGCGGCGACACGGTTTGCGCCTGATTCCAAGTGAAAAACATCTTCATCAGGATCTGGTGCAGCATGTAGATCGAGAAGCTGATGTGCCCGAGAAAAATGAACGGCTTCCTCGATAGCGCCTTGCCGAACCACCCTCGTCCCGAAGCAATCACCGCTATCAGAATCGCAAACACGCAGCACGAGCCATTCTCGTTGAACAGGGCCCTCAGGGTTTCGTGCTGAATGGCGTTGCTCAGCGCCCCAACGGCGAAGTAAAGCCATGCGATCGTCGCGGCTATCGTGAAACCTTCAATGGCCGTCCATGTTCCGGCTGATAGCCTCGGTCTTTTGATGTATCGATCCCAGACAACCCAGGTCGACACTCCGAGGCAGAACTCGAAGCCGCGCACGATCGGATTCGCATAGATAGCTGACGCGAGGGTGATCTGATCCATCCCCCCGTCGATCGGCGTGCCCGCCATCCGAAACGCGAGCGCCCAAAGCAGGGCGCAGACGCCAGAAACGATTAGCTTGAGGAGCCACGTCTTGCGGATGTTCACGAGCAGCAACGGGAACGCGAGATAGAAAAACGCTTCCGTCGAGATCGACCACGACACGCTGTTGTAGCTGAACGTGTACGCCTTGAGCGGAACTATCGATTGCGTGAGAGTCAGGTTCGACAACAACGCGTACCACTTGCTGAAGAAGCCCGGCCCGTCGAACGTGATCGAATCCGGCCGAACGAACGTAACCAGCATTGCCAGCGCGAACACATGCACCGGCCAAAGCCGGGCGAATCGCTTCCAGATGAAGCGTCCGTAGCCGGGAAACGACTGCGATGTGTACGCGTGGGTCAGAATGAAACCGGACAGCACGAAGAAGAAGCTTACGCCGTGCACAAGCGAGCCTGGCGCGTACTCAAGCCAATGCCAAGGGAAGTAGAGCTTTGCGTGCAGTACGACGATCATCATCGCCGCGACGAACCGAAGGCTCGTCAGCGGCTTGAGGTCGGCGACTTCATGGCTGACATGGTGAGAGTTCATTTTGGGGCGGAATGGTATTGATGTCTCCCGCGCGAATGTTACCAGACCTTTCCTTTGCGGCCTCAGAACTTGATTTTCAGTTCCACAGTCGTCACGTCGTTCCACAACGGCGGCACGTTGCGGCTCTTCGAATTGAGACCGGTGAAATAGTGCCGCGCTGCGACGCTGAACCGACCGTAACCTACCGAGACGCCGACAACGGGCGCGACGGCCCAGTAGGCATCAGACAGATGCATGGCCTGAGGCGGGACGCCGCCCACCTGCCAGCCAGCGATGTCCTCGGACCACGAGTCGCGGTGGATGTATGCCCCAGCCTCGGCTGCGAGCCTGACGCCATAGAGCCAGTAATAGACTTCGGCGGTCAACGCTGCGCCCTGTGATCGGCCCTCGCCCGTGAAAAACGCTGTCGGCACGGCGACTTGCGGCTTATACGTGTGCGACTTCGGGTCGTAATTCTGATCCATCGGCGTGCATGAGCACGATGCAGCGAAACGACCGAGGTTCACGTAGTCGGCATGCCAGTCCAGCCCCCATGCGCCGCGCGTCAGAAGCGGGCCCGTGAGTCCGAGCGAGAACGTCGGCGGCTTGGCGGTGACGTACGAGCCGCCAGGAATGCCCTGCTGCGCCCAGCGTCCGTCTGGTGTATCAGCCCTGGAAACGCCGATGCCAGCCTGTACGTGTATGCCGAATGGATGCGCGACGTAATCGTCGATCAAATCCGCATGCGCCGTCGTCGAGATGGCGAACGCTACCCCCGCGACCGCAGCCGCGATATAATTTCCCCGATTCATGGTCGGTCTCTCTCAAAGGTCACTGCTATGAATCACCGCGCCCGCATCGGTTGCCGCCGATGTGGGCGCACCTGCTTTTAATGCGCCTTGCTTGCCGCCACATATCTTCTGGCGTATTCCTCTTGGTCGCGATCAATCTGAGCGTGACCAGCGTCCACGCGACCATTGCGCCAGCCGTGGAAGAATGAACGGCTCTTGTCGCTGCCAGGTTCCGGTTCGTTCCGATAGCCTGACCAATAGCCAGCCACGCATTCATCCTCGTCGAGCCCTAGCTCGCTGAACTTGAAGTGTGCGAACTCGGTCATGCTGCCTTCTTCGGAGGCGTGATCGCATCCAGAACATCACCCGACCACTTCACCTGAGTGACCGGAACGCCGCTGCTGTTCTTCTTGCCGGTATCGAAGATCCGCGAGAATCTTCTCCCCGCTTCGGTCGGCTCCCATTTGTCGCCGGGCTTCACCTGAAGGCCGGCTTCAGCCAGCAACAGATTCATGTTCCGCGCCGACGTGCTACATCTTCTGCCTAGCTCTGTTGGCGTGAAGTAGAGCGATTCCTGATTTGCTGCTTCGATGTGTGTGCGCCCCATCAGTTGTAGAACATTCGCGCCTGAGACCGCTTGGACGGCCTGATTTGCGCTGATCGCTGCCGCACTCTTGTCGCAGCCGATCAGAACGGCAATCTCAAAGAAGGGTTGGAAAAGCCTCACGGCGTCGTGAAGTTCACCAGCCTTCGGCGTGGAATACGATCCCGTCTTACGGATGGCGGGCAGAACTTCGCTCGTCACCCAGCGCTTAAATCTTCTCGCTTCGTCCTTATTGCTTCCGAGTATCAGCGCATAGAGACCCGACTCGTTGATGTGATTCTGCTTCTGGCGACCACCCGACGTGAGGGTGTCCAATTTCTGGACGTCCTCTGCGTCGACGTGCGACTCAACGGCTTGGCGAGGATTGCCGAATTCGAGCGCAGCACAGACGTCGCTGGCGTTAAACCACGACTGCCCATCAGCAGATACCTGGACTCGCACAGAATGCGATTCAAAATCGAAAGGAATGATACGATTCGTCACGTTGTTTCCTTGGTTGGGTAGCAACTCAAAGGCTCCGAGCGTTCCTGGCAGGGATTACGCGTTCGGGGCCTTACCTTTTTCCGATTCCCGCTTTTCCTTGATCAGCTCGATCATTTGCCCATTCATCGACCTGTTTGCTTGTTTCGCGAACTCTGCGAACCAGTCACGCAAACTAGCCGGAAGGCGGAGTTGAATCTTTGCTTCGTTGCTCATGGGCGCTCCTGTCTGCCATCAAATTTGAGGCATTGGTTGTGAGTATAGGGTGCCATCAAATTTGAGGCAAGCGGTTTTTGCCACATTTTTGAAGGCAGACGGTACAATGCCGTCATGGCAAAGCAAGACGACTACACCAAGACGGCGCTCAGACTCCCGCGCGAGCTTCACCAGAAGCTGACTGACGCGGCGTCGGATAGCGGGCATTCGTTAAATACGGAGATGGTTTACCGCCTCGACTCGTCATTCGGGCAAGCCGATGACTCAGACCGGCAGATAGAAATCAATGCGATCCTCAAGGGATTGCGCGACACGATTGCAGAGGTAGCCCGCAACGACAACGAGCGCGACGACGCTGTTCGCGCGATGGGGCGTGATCTGCATATGCTCTGCCGGGAAGCGCTGCCGCTGATCGATGACGAGTCGCAGCTATCGAACGTTCTGCAGATGCTGGCCGCAGTCGGCGCGGCGATGCAGGCTGGCGACATAACCGATGCACAAGGCCAATTGCGGGCCCTGTACTACCTGGCGTCCAAATACGCGACCGGCCCAGAGCCGAGCCAATAATTAACGGGCTAGATTTCTAGCCGGTACAGACCCAACACGACCAACCAAGCCACCTTCGGGTGGCTTTTTTTATTCCGGGGCTCCCCTTGAACCACTTCCACCCGCACGGCGATGAACGCATCACCGCCCTGGAGCAACGCATGAGCACGATCGAGCAGCAAGTCGGTGACTGGCGCGCTGAGTTATCGACAAACACCGAAGCGACATTACGCGTCGAGTCGAACACCAAAGAACTGGTCGAGTTACTAAAGCTCGCCAAGGGCGGTATCGGCTTCTTCACTGCGACGGGTCGAGTGCTTCGAAAGCTGGTGGTGTGGTTTGGGCCGTTCATCGCGTTTGCGTCGGCGGTCTACGCCCTTTCGCATGGTAAGTGGCCGGGGCAATCATGAACTTGACAGCGCAGATCGTCGCTGCCGGGTGCGGTGCGACGTTGCTGCGCTCGGCGCAATGGACCGCCCCGCTCCAATCCGCCTGCGACCGCTACAGCATCAACACGCCTCTCCGCATCGCTGCCTTCCTTGCCCAAGTCGGCGTCGAATCCGCCCGCCTAACCGCCGTCGTCGAGAACCTGAACTACAGCGCGACAGGCCTGCTAACCACGTTCCCGAAGTACTTCGACGCGGTCCAGGCGGCGCAGTACGAGCATCAGCCGCAACGCATCGCGAATCGCGTCTATGCGGGCCGATATGGCAATGGTGACGAGGCGAGCGGATCTGGATGGCTCTACCGGGGAAGAGGCTTGCTTCAAGTGACCTTCCACGACAACTACGCCTCATGCGGTAAGGCGATTGCATTGCCTCTCGACTCACATCCTGAGTTGCTTGAGCAGCCGTGCAATGCGGCACTCGCTGCTGGCTGGTTCTGGGATTCGCGCGATCTGAACAAGTTGGCGGATGCGGGGCGATTCGAAGGGATCGTCAGAGCGATCAATGGCGGCCTCAATGGCTACTCGGAGCGCCTCGCTCTCTACAGCGCTGCGAAAAAGGCGCTCGCCTGATTTATCCCTCCGCATCGAATCCGCGTGGATAACTGTCTGACGCGTACTCACTGGTTTACCTCTCACACACATAAAAGCCGACAACGCATCGGCTATCCAATCACGCCCGTAGGCCGGACGGGCCATATAGACCTCACGCTTAAGGAATTACATGGCCAGCAATCTGAAGTACAGCGCAGCACTGAAAAACAGTCAGCAAGCGGCAATTAGCACGGCTGCCGGCGCGAGCGCAGTTTTGACGCTCTATAGCGGATCGCAACCGGCGAGTCCTGATACTGCCATCACATCGCAAGTCGCGCTCTCCACGCATACGTGCGCCGCTACGTTCGGCACTGCAGCCAGCGGCGTGTTGACCGTGGGTGCGATCGGCAATGGCACTGGAACGGCTGGCGCTGCCGGTGGCACGACGGCCACCTGGTATCGACTCACTACGTCTGGCGGCACGGCTTTGGTTGATGGAACGGTCGCAATTTCTGGCGCAGATCTGAACATCAACAACACGAGCATCGCGACCGGGCAGACGGTGCAGATCACGAGTTGGACCCTCACTAACGGCAACTAGCCATGGCTCAAAAGACCGTCCTTCTCACGACTGCAGGAGACGGTACATGGCCTCGTCCCGCTGACTGTCCGACTGTCGTCGATCTCATTGAGGTCTGGTCAGGTGCGGGCGGTGGTGGCGGTTGCGGCAACAGCGCATCTGGTTCATCGGGCGGAGGCGGCGGAGCTGCGTATTCGGCATCGGCTAACGTCACGATCTCTGCCAGCAATTCGTATCACATTGCTGGCAACGCAGCCGGTGGAGCGGCCACGGGTACGGTCGGTGTCGCGGGTACCGATGGTGACGACACGTTTTTCGGTGCGTCCACCTTCGCGGCCTCGACGGTTGCAGCCAAGGGCGGCAAGGGTGGCGGCAACGGCAGCACGCTCACGGGTGGCGCGGGCGGCGACTCGACTGTCGGTATCGGTACGACCCGATTCAGTGGCGGCAAGGGCGGTAACGGTGCAGCCGCGGGGGCAGCGGGTGGCGGCGGTGGCTCCGCGGGTCCGCATGGTGCTGGCGTCGCGGGTTCGAACGGATCGGGAGCCAACGCTGGCGCAGGCGGCGCCGGGGATAACAGTTCAGGTGGTGCGGGTGGAACCGGTGGCGCAGGCGCTGGCGGTGCAGGTACGGCCAGCGCGAACGGCGCAGGCGGCGGTGGCGGCACAGGCGATACAGGCGGCGCCACGCAGCAGCCGGGCGGCGCTGGCGGCGATACTGGTGGCGGCGGCGGTGGTGCGAACGGCGCAGGTAATGGCGGCGTCGGCGGCCAGGCCGGCCGCGGTCAGATTCGCATCACCTACACGCAGATCGTCATCACCGGCACCGGCGCATCAACGCAGGCGGCTAATACGTCGTCGGCTTCCGGTTCCGTCACTGTCGCTGGCTCGTCGGCTAGCACGCAACAGAAGAACGCTGCAGGGGCCTCCGGTTCGGTAGCCGTATCAGGATCGTCGGCATCCGCACAGGCGAACAATGCCTCCTCCGCTGCTGGCGCGGTTTCGATCAGCGGCTCTGCTGCGTCGATTCAGGCCGTCAATACGGCATCTGCGTCTGGCGGCCCGATCGCATCCGGATCGAGCGCGTCCGCGCAGCAAAAGAACGCGAGCGCGGCAAGTGGTTCCGCAGTCATCAGCGGTACGGCAGCGAGCACACAAGCGCCGAATGCGTCGAATGCTTCGGGCACGGTTGGCAACGGCATCTCCGGATCGGGCGCGAGCACTCAGGCACCGAACGTTTCTTCTGCGTCGGGTGGCGTCGCTGTCTCAGGCGCCGCCGCTTCGACACAAGGCAAGAATGTCGCTTCGGCATCGGGCGCCGCCCTGGTGTCTGGTTCGGCCGCTTCCGTTCAATCACCCGACGTATCGGCTGCTTCCGGAACGGTTGGTAGCGCTCCGATCACAGGATCTGGTTCATCGATTCAGGCACAGAACGTCTCGCTGGCTGTTGGCGCGGTATCTGTTACCGGCTCAGCCAGTAGCACTCAGGCGCCGAATATGTCGAGTGGTTCGGGCCGGGTCGTCGGCGCGTCCTATCCCGTCGATCAGAACTACCTCGTCACAGTTCCGCAACGCGCGTTCTACGCCAGTACTCCGGCGCGGTCCTTCTATTCTGCGGCTCCAGCCCGCTACTTCTACGTGAAGTGCAGATGAACTTCAATCCGATTCAGTCGCAGATGGAGCCGAAAGACCCGCGTGAGACGGTTGTAATCACGCTCGACGCGACGGCGATGCTTGCACCCGGTGAGACGCTGACCAGCATAACGACCATATCGATCCTGACTACGGTCGGCACCGATGCAACGCCGTTGCTTGTGCTATCCGGACAAATCATCAACTCGGCACCGCTCACGCTGCTCAATGGCAAGACGATCGCTACGGGTTGCGCTGTTCAGGCTGCCGCATCGGCAGGCCAGTTCGCTTCGCAATATTGGATCTGCGCAACCTGCCCGACGAGCAATCCAAACAAGGTTCTGACGCTCAAGGCGATGCTTCCGATGGCCACGATGTAGGCCATCCACGCCCTCACACACAACCGCCTTCGGGCGGTTTTTTCGTTTACGGCCATGACAAACGTTGCACACGAACACGAACAGCACGAAACGATCGTGATTGACACGTTCTATCCCGATCACGCTCCGCGCACTGAATCAGCCCTGTTCCGCAAGACCAAGCATCACCTCGTTGCCGTTCTCGATACGCCGTGCTGGGTGTGTGGCTCAAAGGAGTCGCGCGAAGTCCATCACTTCCATGCGGAATGGGCGGACGCTGACGGAATCGACTTCGACAAGATGCGCGAACTGCATCCTGACTTCGATTGGTCGACGTTCAATGATCCGAGCGACTTCATCGACTCCGAATACAACATGCTCGTTTTATGCGAGCGCCATCACCGCGGCAAGAATCACGGCATCCATCTATTGCCCTATCCCATCTGGATCATGCAGCGCAATCAACGTGCTGACTTCATCTTCTCGCCCGACGAGATACCCACAAAGGAGAAAGCATGAACACATACGTAAAGATCGGCTGTTACGCAGCCCTCATGGCCGCATGGGGAGTCTTCGCATTCTTCGGCAAGACACCCGTTGACGGCTTCATCACCGCAGTGACTGGCGCCCTGTCGGCTCTCGGCGCAATTCACGCGCTGGGCTCGAAGTCGGACAAGTCCACCCCTCCGCAGCAATAACCTTCCCGCCTCAACTCCCGAAAGGTCTCACCCATGAAATCGTTTCTGATTGCCGCATTCGCGGCTGTTTGTGTTGCGTTCGCCGGCTGCGCCCAGGCGCCCAAGGTTGCTGGCGATTTTCAGGCGCAAGTCGCAAAGGCCTGTGCCGTCGTTCAGCCGACGCTGCTGTCGGTGCAGGCGATGACGGTCAGTGACCCGGCCCAGCAAGTCATCATCGGCCAGGTGGTGAAGCTCAACGGTTCCGTGTGCGCCGCCAATGCATCTGTCGATCCATCCAATGTATCCGCGCTCGTCAATACGTCGATTCCGGCCGCCGTGCAGGTGATCGCGCTGCTTCCGATCGATGATGCAGCGAAGGCGGGCGCGCAGATCGGTCTGATGGCGTTTCAAGTCGCGCTCTCCGCAGCGCTCGCGCAATACGGCACGCCGACGACTGCAGCGCCTGCGCCAGCATCCGGGGCGGCTACGCAATGAGCGCCTTCCTCACCGAGCTTCAGGTGGAACTCGTCAGCGACTCCACGAACGAGGGCCGCGGCACCTGGCGTCTGACTGCGCCGCTGGTCTATCAATCGGACGTGGCCGGTAGAGTATTCGTGGTTCCGGAAGGCTTCGAGACTGACTTCGCTTCAGTTCCAAGGATTCCGGTTGCGTTCCTGCTGACAGCAGATAGCGCGCATGAGGCCAGTGTAGTGCACGATTACGCCTACTCCACCCACATCGTTGATCGAGAGACTGCAGATGCCGTCCTGCGTGAAGCATCTGCGGTCACTGGGATACCTTGGCTACGCCGCCAAGCTACGTGGCTCGGAGTTCGATGCTTCGGCGGTAGTCATTGGTAATTCAGCCGCTCGGGCAAGATGAGTGGAGATAGTGCGATGATGCACCGAAAATTTCCGCGCTATCTCCCTCATGCTCAATCCATTGGAATATAGGCGCTTAATCTCGTCTACATCTTCGGCCGAAAACTTCGACAAATGGCTGTCTATGCCTCGGGGCGGGGACCAACTTCTATTTCTATTTTTTTCCATCATGTCTTGCGTATTCATTTTATGTGTACCAAGACTCAGGTGGTCAGGGTTGACACAATGTCGAACATCGCATGAATGCATAACAACGAGTCCGCGCGGGATATTTCCTTTGTAGAATTGGTACGACACTCGGTGCGCCAATTTCCCACAGAAGTGCGCATACCCGGTATCTGCAGGCGATAACTTCCATAACCAGCATCCATCCTCATGCCGGTCGAAGCAGGATTCGAAGTAAGCCTTGCTAAAGGAGCGTTGTGCAAAGTCCGTGCGTCCATAACGTCTCATTCTCTGCGCGTGCATGCCGCACATTCCATGTGCATGGACTTTTGAATCACACCCGTCAACAGAGCACTTCTCGAACGGCTTTGGCGTTCGAACTGGGTTGGTCAAAGAGCCATGGCGCTTGAGTCGCTTGGAGTGCAGTGAACAATATCCGTGCGAGTCGTGTGGACGGCCACATCCTTCTGCCGAACAGGTGCGTACTGTATGATCGTGAACAGCCATGCTGTCATCTCCGTAAAAGATGAAGGTTTGGTTAGGGGGATCAAGCGTTGGCGCGCTTGGTTTCCCGCCTCTATTCTACTGTGTTTTTATACAGTGGATAATATGTACTGCAGAAATATTTGTGCGCGCCTTCGGCGGCTCGCATTGGGATTCGAAGCCGATCTCAGCATAATATCCGCTCAGTATCTGCTCAAAATCTGCCGCGTGAGCAGATACCTCTTTCGGGTAGAGTTGTACCGCTCCACAGTTCCACAGTTCCTGAGTTGTATTCTCATTTAACAACTCAGGAACTGTTTTCTTCATAAACCCACCGTTACACCGCTCTAATCGCCATAAACAGCGATCCGGCATTGGCCGCACCCCTCCCTCTCGCCATTGGCGACGATCAATCCTCTGTCACCCAAAGTCCAAAGACGATCAGCAGCAGGAACGAGACCGTACCCGCAACAAGAATGCCCAGCAACGCTGGCTCCTTTATGGCAAGCAACGTCATAGCCGATAGTCCGATGCCCGCGTAAGTCGTCTTTATTGCGCGCTTTAACGTCATCCTTCCTCCCGCGCCCTTGAGCGCAAATCCATTGCCCGCAGGTTTTGGATCACTCAGACAGCCACACAAATCCTTCTCCGCTCTGCGTACGCATCCAGTACTGGAACTGCGTGACCGGGATGCAGACGGGTGCCGACTGGTAGAAACGATACCGACCAGTCGCCCATGCCTCGATAACCTCCTCATCGCCGATCCGCGTCGGCGGTGGCGGAGCGTAAGTCGCCATTGAAATCCTCATAATCCATCCTCCAGCCTGCCACTCGGCAGCGCATCAATCAGCCGGCTTCGTGCGGCGCGCCTTCTACTTCATCATCAAACTTCCAAGCCACGTAGGCACGCATTGCAGCTTCCAATGCTGTCGATCCAGGCATGCGAGTATTGATGTCGCAGTATGCCCCCCATCCGTCGACTGTTGTGTTGATGTCGATGCGTTCTCGTTCAATGATCAGGCCGCCATATTCCCATTTCGACGAATACGGCGTCGGCGAATCCTTGAACGCTTCGAACGTGTTCGTGAATCCTTCAGCCCTCGCCACCCAGTAGTCCAGCAACGCGCCTTCCAGTTCCGATACCTTCACACTTCCTCCCTCGAAATCCATCAATCCCGCTCGAAATCGGTCAAGCGGTTGTCTTTGCCATAGCGGCGGCAGAACGGACGATTGCTCGGCGCACAGAAGCGCAAGGATCGTCGCCGCTTAGCCACTCGCAGGCCCAGTCATCTCGTTTGCCGGCCTGTGCGTCGCCAAAGCCGACTTCGCCGATCTCAAGATTGATGCCCAGCTTCACGGCAAGTCTCAGCGCGTCGCCATCATCGCTCAGCGGACGAAACCATTTTGCGCCGCCCTCGAATGCTTCTGCGTCCTTGCGAGCGTGCCAACCGATTTCATCTATCCATTCGACGTCAATTCCGGCCGCCTTCGCCGCCAGTTCTGTCAATTCCCTGTCATCGTTCATCGCTTCTCCCTAGATTGTGTCGCCCAGACCATCGCCAGTTTCGCCCACGCATTGTCTCGCGGGCATCCTGTGACTGAGCAAAAATTGTCGAAGTCATCCAGCGGCGTATGCCCCAGATCGTTCGCCACGATCGGCATCTCAGCCAGGATTGCTTCGGGGTTGGCGTATTCGAACATTTGGCACCTCATCATCTGAGCCGGTCGCGCGCACCCAAAACACGCAGCCGCGCGCTCCATCCGCCTGCACTCGTATCTCGTTATCACGCAGACAGTCCGCATGCGATGTTCCGGGAATTTCGCCGCCCCAATGCTCGCACAATCGGCAGGGTCGAGCAGTTCCGTAGGGGTCGCGTAGGTTCATGGCAGATACTGTATGGGCGTACAGTACGATACGCCAAACGAGAGAATTTTGCCCCTCTCGAATAGCACACCATGATCCGAATAGCACAAATGAGAAAGGCCCCCATGCTGGGAGCCTTATTTGATACTGGCGGAGAGACGGGGATTCGAACCCCGGATAGGTTATTAACCGGTACGTTCAAGTCTCGCTTCGCCAAATAAGATAAGGCGGACAGCCTTTACATGTGTGTTATTCAAAAGTATACATCGCCTCGGCAAGCCTTGAAACTCCGTGAGCATAAAACCTGAATAGCACGGATTTCGGTCTACCTGAGCGGCTTCACCATCTCCGGTTTGCGCCGGTAGATTCGATCCGTGATCCGGCTGTCGGCGTGCGTCATGAGAGCCTGCGCGTGCGCCAGTGTCTCGGCGTCGCTCGCGCACTTCGCCCGTAGGTCGTGCTCCGTGAATCGCTCCGTCACCTTGGTCTCATTCAGCACGCGAGCCATGAATCCGCGCCACAGAGACTCCCACCCTCCAGCCCTCCCCGTCGCCTCATCGATATAGCACTCGCCAGACCGGTTGCAGAACAGGAATGGGCCAATCTGTACCGGGCGCGCTGCCTTCGCCATGGCGACCGCTTCACGCAACTCGTCGGACCATCCGATGATGACCCGCTTGCCGGTCGACTTCTTGGTCTTGTTCGGCGTCAGGTGAATCCCATCGTCCTGCAGGTCGGACATGCTCAGGCGCAAAAGATCGCCGCGGCGCATGCCGGTTAGCAACTTGACCCGGATATACGACTGGACGGCCAGCACACTCCCCTTCTTCCGCTTCGAATCAATCGACAGACATTCGACAATCTCCCAATCTTCCACGTACCTGGTCCGCGGCGCATCCGACTCGATTCGCAATTGCCAGGCGAACGGGTGTTTCTCGATATAGCCCCACTCGACCGCTTTCGTGAATGCGTGGGACAAAATCTCAATCTCACGCTTCCCCGAAGTCTTCGCCGGCCGCCAATCCAGATACTGGTAGATGTGCGTCGGCTTGACTGAATCCAGCGGCGCGGCCCCGAACTTGGCCCGGATATTTTTCAGCCCAGCCAGATTCTGTGTCTGCGTTGACGGGGATTTGGTCGGTATGACCTCTAGCGCGTACCGGTCCAGAAGCGCGCCCACGGTCCGCACATTATCTGTCCGACCAATCCTTTCGGCCCAGACCTTATAGGCCTCAGGCAGCGTCTTTCCGAGCCTGAATTTCTTCTTGCCATCCCACAGCAGTTCCTGCCCCTTCGGCACCTGGTAATAGTAGGCGCCGTGCATGCTCTGCCAGCGGGTCGGCAATCCCTGATTTTCCTTGTTTTTGGCGCGCGGCATGGTCAGTGGAAGGCTGGTTCCCAGACCTTCATTTTAGGCTTGGTAGATTTCTCGCCGAACATTCTTTCGACGTGCAGACGCAGCACGGCGATTGACCCATCCGGGCGGAGTTTGTGTTCGATGCCCATCCCGCGAAGGACGCGCACACGAACGGCGTTGTAGCGCTTGCCGGTCAGTTCGGTTAGTTCTTCGTCCGACAGAAACATCGAATCAGTCATTGCATTCCTCGATCATCGGGGTGGGATTTCTTAGCCAGGCGATCGTTTCATCGTCAGATTCGCCCTTATGGATCGCGACAGCCAAATTGAGCGGCGGCTTGAATTTACGAATCATCACGCCCTCGACCTGACCCAGCATAAACGCAGGCGTCGGCAGAACAAATACATGGTCAAACACTTTTCCCTGGCTCCGATGCTGGGCAATGCGCGCGGAAGGGTCTAGTGACTGGCCGATATACTGGAGCGCCCCTTTCAGGTAAAGGAAATAGACGCCGCATGGCAGGGTGCAATTGAAGGCATCTAAAATGCCGCCGAACTGCGCTAGTTCTGCCGGAATCGCTTTCCCGGCCGTCGCTGTTGGAATGATAAGTGGCGCGTCTTCGGGGACAACCTCCGCAACCAAAGAAACCTTTACCTGAACCATTGACCAATTGCATTTTTCTGCGACTTCGGCTCTCGTGAACCCCGTTTCTTTTGCGAGCGCCTTCCATGCAGATTCTTCGCTGGGCCAAAGACGCGGCCACAGCTCCCCGTTCCAGTTGTGACGAATTGTCCAGTATGTGTTGGTCGGCGGCTTACGCGCTGGCATAGGCGGCCTCTTTCGCGCTCACGCGCTTTCCTTCTGCGATACCCATTCAACCTCCCATTCCCTCGCGGTCACCCGCAGAATCTGTTCAAACGCTTCCTGCATTCACCAATGCTTCCATATCAGATACGCCACCAGCGCGAACCACGCTGGCGATAGCCATTTGCACGATAGCCAGTAGCCGGTCCAGACCCCTCGACCGAATTCCTTCCAACGACCAGTCATCGCAACCTCCCTACGAGTCCATAACGCCGCACAACCATTGGGGTACGGAACCTGTGACGAGCCGGGATCAGCATCCTCCGGTAATATGGCTTGCGCATCTTTCGGAAGCGTAAGCGCGTGATCTTGATCTTTCGCGTCAAGCCGTGCGCTTCGCGCTCGCGCTTTAGCTCGTCCAGTCCATCGACTAACTCGCGGAATAGGTTGCGTTCGCTCACAACCCCACCTCCTCAGTCTTCGCTTCTGCCTCGGCAATTACCGGCATTGCCTCTAGTGCTTCAAGCGCCCATCGCAACGCGAGTTCTGTCCGCGGGCGTTCTTCGTTGTTGGCAATCGCCCAGCGGAGTTCGTCTTTCAGTTCGGCAAGGTCTTTCATCACGCCCCCACATTGATTGCAAACACCCGCACAGGCTCAGGCCCGAAGTGCGGATGCAGGATTGTTCGTTCGATGTAGCCGCGCCACGGCTTGAGAATGCGGCGCTCGTGGTCATCGGCTTTGGGATAACCTTTGGTCAGCACGATTCGACCGTAGTGGCGACCGACGAGGCGCTTGGTCCAATACTCGTTGACAAGGCGGTATTCCTCGACCTTCGCGCCGCTGCGGATCGCGTCGAAGTATTCGGATTTGAGAGGTAGGACTAGGGTGGGTAGGGTCATCGCGCTTCCTCAGTCAGGCCACGCCAACGAGTAACGTCACGGAATGCCTCGTAGACGTTCATTAAGTCGGCGAAGCGTCCAAATCGGACGAACTCGGAGCCATTCCAGTACCCATCCGTACAGCAGCAATTGCAGCGCAGCGCTCGCGTTTGTATTTCATACCAGCCGCGACGGACTGGCTCAATGCTCGCCGGAAACCAATCGGTTCTCATCCCGCTTGCTCCTGAAACATATCCATCGTCCTTGTATCCCTCTCCGGTTCGGCTTCAACCGGCCCGATGAACGCCGCGTGATATGCCCAATCTTCGACGAGTTGCTTTGCATGGCCTTTGGCGTCGCTCGACGGCCAGACGACAACCTCGGCAAGCACAGATGGGTAGTTGTCACCGCGCTCTTTCTTGATTTCTGCAAAATGCGCCGTTAGCTTGTCTGCCAGAAGCTGAGCATCGCGCTCGTTCGGTGCTGCAATGATGTCGTCCGGGCCTTGGACGTGGACGGCGTATAGGGTCATGTTTTTGTCCTTGCGAAACGGTCTAAAACTGCTACGATCGGCCTACCCCAACCAGCCAGGATTCGCGCATGAACGATGAAGTGTTTGAACCAGCGGATTTGAAATATATCGACTGCCTTAAGGCTCTTGCCGAGAATGGGCCTTGCGTAATCAACGATCAGTCGATCATTGATCATTGGACGCCTCCGCTTAAGAGCGAGGCATTTATCCGGCCGGTCAGTGGCCGTATGGAAGTTTTCGAAATCACTGATGCCGGCCGAAAATGGCTATCAGTGTCCGGCTATCAGTGAGGCGAGGCGAATTCGGGGTCGCTCATGAGTGCCGCCCCTCATTCGCCGCGATAGCGTCGTCAATCTGCACCATGAACAGCCAGTAGCGGCCTGACTCCATGCACCCGCCGGCAATCTGTTCGATCTGCTTGCGGGACAATTTCCCCCCCCCCATCCCCCTCCACCTTCCGCAAAGACGCTGCGTATAGCGTGGCTAGCTCTGTTTTGGCGGTGAGTTGGGATTCGAGGGCGGCGATGCGGGCGGCTTGCTGTTCGATCAACTTGAGCAGACCGTGACGATCGGCCGGAGTGATTTCGCGGTTGCAATCGCGGACCGTTTCAATCAGTTTCGTTTGACTCACCCCCGCCTCCCCATAAAAATATCAACACACGCATCCATCGACATACCGATCACCAGCACGAGGGCTGCTGTTGCGAGCAGTTCCATTTCAAGCACCCCCATCGCTGTCGCTTGCTGCGATAGCGCGAATCTCTTCAGCGCATGCGCCTACTGCGGTTGCTTGGCCCATGCAGCGGTCCTTCTCGTACCAGTCCTGTTTCTCGTCGCAGACATTGGCGGCCTCTTCAAGAGCGGCCTCGCGAGATGCATTCCATGCGGCGAACGCGAACGAGATTTCGTACTGGCCGCCGCCAGCACGCACGAACCGGCCATGTTCTTCCCACCACTTCGTAAATTCGGGCGGCACTTTCATGACGGCTCCTTTCCGAACGAGCCTTTCAACGCAGCCATCTCAGCCGCGCTCCGCCGTTCGTTCTGTTGATGAATCGTTTCGTGAATGTCGACGAACTCCAGATCGGCGCGTGCGGGCTGAAGTGTGTAGCCGCGTCGCGCCATCCACCAAAGGAAAATGTCGATCACGTAGATCTGGCCTTTGACCCACGTCACGTCCCCGATGTAATCCTTGTCATGGACCTTGATGGTCTGGTGGATCGCCTTGAACAGGTCTTTCTGGTCGTGGAAGTCGCGCATGAATCGCGGCAGGTATCGACCAGCTTCGAGCCAGCGCTCCAGTTTCGATTTGCTCACGATTTCTCCTCGCTTGATGGGGCGGTGGAGCGGTTATTCATGGCTCCCACCGGATAGATCCATGTCGGATCGGTCGCAAACATCTTGTGTTGTGCTTGGGCGTCACCGCGGTCAATCTTCGCTTTCAGCGACTGCGCCCAATCGCAAATACGGTTGTAGGCTTCGACGGTGCCCAACTGCATTTCCATGTCCTTAATGGCGTTCCACATGCCGTATTCGCACGGGCGCATGATCCGCTTGGGCGCGGGCCGGTCGCTGGTTGCCTTGACCGGCAATTGCTCAACGTTGCTCATTTCCCGGCCTCCGATCCGAGAAGTTCTCGGATAGCGCACAAGTCCTCTGCATCCAGCATCAACATCCCACGGTGCCAGTCGCGATTAGCAAGGCCACGTACATAACCACGACACGGGCCGTCCGTCAGCGCTTTCGGCTCGCTGGCAGGGTGGGCTCGACGCGCAGCTACCTCGCTAACTCCGCAGGTAGCACAAACACTTATTCCCGAAGACGGTTGAGTAACGAAATGGTGTTCATGCCCCAATCCGATCAACTCATTCGGGTTATCGGACATCTCCAGCACTTTCCGATTCAGCCGCTCGCGCATCTGTTCGCGCGTTTCCCACGCCACCGCTCCGGTAGTCAGCGCATCGACGGCTGGCGCTACAGTGGCGAGTTGCGCTTCGAGTGCGGCAATGCGCGCGGCTTGCTGCTCGATCAGGTCTGCGGCTTCCGTTGCGATCGAAGGTACACTCGGAATGGGAGCGCGCAGTTCGTGAAATTCGCGCAGGCGCTTAATCAGTTCATCACTCATTTCGTGTCTCCGCTTGCGGATTGAGCGGCGGTCAGGGCGTCTAGCGTATCGTTGATGGCTTGAGAGGCAGCGGATCGGAACGTCGCATGCGGCTTCAGTCGCTCGCACTGCGCGTGAACGCGTTCAGCAATCTCCCACTTCTGCGCGGCGGTGAGCGTTGTCTGTGCTGGCTGATCGTCTTGAAGCCAGCGTTCAATTATTTTCTGAGTCGCGGGATTATTGTTCTTGGTGAGCGCTGTCTGTGCTGGCAGCGCGGCCAGCATGCCTTCAATTGCGCTTCGGGCTTCCTCAAGCGTCGCGGGCGAGAAGTTGTATTGGTCGGTACTGGCGGTCCAGCCGCACTCATTGCCAATGCGCGGATACTGGCCCGGCGAGTAGGGTCGCGGTAGCTCGGCGTTCCAGACAAACACGACTTCATCAACCTTGGTCGTGTCCTTCCAGCCATCGCCGTTCATCTTGCCGACGCCTTTTAGAATCACCGCCTCCGCACCCTGCGCCACATTGGCGGAAGTTGATGCGGCGCGGGCTTTTATCCAGCCAACCATGTTGTGACGAATGTCGAAAGCAACGCTAGAGCACTGGACTTTGTTTCCGCCGCCGTCCATACGTGACATGCTTTCGTAGCTTTCCGCGTAGCCTTCGAGCATTCGAATCGCAGCTTGCGCAAACGCCCCGCGCTCGTCCTGCTCGACCGATGGCGCTGGCGCGGCAGATTGCGCCTCCGCAGCGGCGTCAGACGGCTGGGCTGACAGTGCCGCGCGGGCTTGCCAGCCACGCCAAGCGCGCTGCGTATCGAAATCGTCATAGAACTCGCCATCGCGCTCAAGGCGTGGCGTCAGGTCAAGCTCACCCGTTCGAATCCACGCCTCAAACGCCGCCCGCTCGTCTACCGCATCGGCTGTCACCTTTTCGGTGGTGGCGGGAAGCCTCGCGAGCGTCTCGGATACCACTGCGCGAGCAAACGCGTAGAACTTCTGTTTCTGGTCGCCGTCTTCGTGGTACGTCGTCAAGCCAGCACCCTGCCATATCACGTCGATGACGCGCTCAGGAAAGTCCACCGCCACAGGCTGCGCATCGGCTGTCACCTTTTCGGCGGGATGATCTAATTCAGGGAACAACGGCTTAAACTCGCCTTGTATGGCTCCACGGATTTCTTCCAGGTCAGGATTGCTGGCATAGGAGCGAATGTCTTTGTTCACAGTGTTACTCCTCAATCAATTCGTATTCACCTGCAATCAGACGGGCCGCGAGAGCCAAGCGGCACTTGGCTCGAAGATCGGGTGACAAACCGGATGCGAAGCCATCGAACTCATGGATATAGCGCAGGGTCAGTTTTGCAAGGTTGCTCATTGCGACGCTCCGGTAGTCAGCGCATCTGCTGTCGGCGTAATGGGGGCGGTGGAGAGGGCGGCTTGCCAGACTTCCAGATACGTCAGTCGTGGCCATACGCCGCGCTTTTTGAACCATGCCTCGAACGCCGCGCGCTCATCAGACTGCGCATCGGCTGTCGGCGCAATGGGTTCGACGAGCGGATAGCTCGACTTGTTCGGAGTTGAATTGGGCGCGCACATCCAACCGCAGTGGCGGCATTCGCGCAAAGCTTCGATCATTCGTTGTTCGCTCATATTCGTCTCGTTCTTGCTGCGTTGTTAGGCGGACTCGGGCGTGATCTTCACGCGATACCGGCCTTCGTCGAGGTTCACGATTACCTCCAGATCATTCACGGCGATCAGATGTGCGACGGCCCCGTTGATGCACTGCGCCGTCACGTCTTGCTTGCTCGTCGCAACGCCGCCCTTCGACTTGCCGATGTAGATTCGATGCGTCAGCGGGGACATCCACATTTCGAGATTGGTTCGGATGCTCATGTTCACTCGCCGGCCAATGCCGACCCTTGGTATAAAAAGCGGGGCCGAGACTGCGCCCCTAAGCGCCCATGCGGAGATCACCGCACGGATTCGGGGAAATAAGGTGCCGCTGCATTCGGCTTATCGGGAAACGCTTGCGCCAATCCGTGCGATGCTGCGGCGGTAGGGTTAGGCGGCTTGCTGGCGAAGCATCTGCTCGTATGCCGTGACGCGCTTTTCGAACGTCAGGAGTTTGGCCACCATGTCATCGATAAAGTCGTCGTCGCGCATCACTCGCTTGTAGAACAGGTCTTTCCCGACATGCTCGAGCGCCGGCACGTATTGAATAAAATCGCACCACTTACGCCCGCTGATGAACATTCCTAGCTGCATCTGGTGCATGTACTCGGACACGTCGAACGTGGTCAGCATGTCCATAATCTTCACGCTATCGACCGGACATTTGATTTCGATCAGGCCGTCATCGCCGACCAAGCCATCCGTCGAGTAGCCGAACAGCCGGTCATCGGTGAGCATCACACCCGACTCAGACGCGAGATTGCCGGTGCGGGCTTCATATTCAAGTCGCGCCAGCTTCTCTAGTTCGTGACCGCGCTCAAGCGTCCATGCTTTCACTGGCTCGCCGTACGGCACGCCGCTGATGCGTTCGAACGCCAAGTCATAGGCGTACTTGTCGGACGCCGCAGTCGGATCACCGGGGTTCTTGTCACCCGATTTCCGCGAGAGAACCGAGATTGCATCTGCGGCGCGCGATGCAGTGATAGCTGCACAACGGGCGTTCAACCATTCCTGGCTACCCTGGGCACAATGGATGAGAATCACTTTTGATCTCCTTGTTCTGCGGCGATCTGCCGTGCAAACTCGTCGCTGAAATCATCGTCGCCCGGTTCACGTTGAACGGCGGCCCTGGCGACGACGAACGTCTTGCCTTTCGCCTCAACCGTCGCCTTGAATGTGTTGTAAGCGGTCATGTCTTTCGCGGCCTTGATTTCACGCACGCCGTTCGTCCAGACAGCTTTCAACTTGTCCGCGTCTACTGCAGCATTCGCTGCGTCAACCCATTTCTGCGTCAGCGCGGGATCAGTGGCCGGGCCAGCGTCGGCGAATTGCTCGCGGATCGTCTCGTCCAAATCCTCCAGATCCTGCGCAAAGATGTCCGAGCAACCAAGCGCCGTCAGCGTCAGGTCGATCTGGGCTCGTTTCTTCGCCATCTTCAGGACCGTGTTCGACATGTCGGCAGGCGAGACGCGAATCTGCTTCGTCTGCTGTACCTTGTTCTGCCACTTGCCCCACTTGATGCGGCGATCCGTTTCGTCAGCGGCTTCGTATTCCTCGTCGCAGACCGCGCGGCGCCATGCATACTTATCCTCGCCAGTGGAGCACTCACCCACCCCATAGCCGACTTCATAGTTGGTGCCAATGTGGCGGCCTACGCATTTGACGCGGTAGCGGATCTCGCGCACACGCCCGCGATCATCGCGGCTGGTGAATTCCTCGACAATCGGCTCGACTGCAATCCGAAAGGTGGAAAGCAAAGCCTCCGAGCCAGCCTTGTACAAGCTCGGCTGCTTGCATCCGGGAATGATCCCGTAATGGACGTTTTCCTTCATGACCGACTGCATCACCGTCTGAATCGTGCGAGCGGTCTGCAGCGTGTCCTGCACCGATATGGGCGCACTCTCGCGCCGCGGCATTTCGATTACTTCGTTCATGCTGCCTCCTTTTGTTCGATGCGACGCTGGATTAGCTCGCTGCGCCACTTGTTCAGTTCGGTGGAAAGCGATTCGATGCCGTGGAAGATCGGTTCCGCGTTGCCGCAGCAGACGTACCCCATATCGAATTCAGGGTGGCCGCAGCAGTCTTGGCCGATCGGTCGAGCGATTTCTTGCAGCACGTCTTCAAGCATTCCAAGGCCGTCATTGGCGAAGTGCAGGGCATGCAGACGCGCAACCTCGGCTTCGAGTGCGGCGCGCTCGACTTCTGCCTTCGCTTCGCGCTCCTTGCGTTCGGCCTCGGCTGCTTGCTCCGCTGCGATCCGCTCCTGCTCCGCGAAGATCCAATCCGCTTCAGCCTGGGCCGCAGCGGCACGCTCTGCCTCTGCCTTTTCCGCCGCTTCCCGTGTGATGCGTTCCTGTTCAGCCTTGGCTCGGTCGATCTCGGCTTGCTGCCTGGCTAATTCGGCACGCTCCGCGGCCATGCGTGCTTCATGCGCTGCACGCTCGGCGTCGATCGCCTCTTGAGCGAGACGTTGCGCTTCACGGCTCTCAGCCTCTTCCTGTTCGCGGACTTCGCGATCGCGGCGCTCCTGTTCAAGGCGGGCGGCACGGTCTTTCGCTTCCTGTGCAACTCGCTCCTCGGCGGCGATACGCTCGCGTTCTTCCTGCTCTGCCCGAAGTCGCGCCAGTTCCTCACGTTCCGCCTGCAGGCGCTTCGCCTCAGCTTCGTGCGCCAATTGCGCCGACAGCATCTCGCCCATCTTGGAGAGCGCTGAAATCTTGGCTACCTCACACTCGCCTGCGAACTCGGCAAAATCTTCTAGCGTGATCTGCACCGCCTCCAGCCCTTCAATTGCCGCCGCAATCGTTGCCGACTGCTTGCCGACCAGCATGGAAGGAATCGACTGCATTTCGGCGATGCGCTTGCGGATTGCGTCGACTCGGGCTTTCTCGGCGGCCAGCTTTGCATGGCGCTCAACCTCGACTGCGGCATCCCATGCATCCCTTAACTTCTGGAGTCGCGCTTCCTCGGCCTGCGTAATCTCGATAAGGCGCTTTTCTTCGGCGATCACCGCTTTACCGAACTTGACAGCATCGTCCCGCGCATCCTTACCGGCGTTCTCAATGGCGATTCGCGCGTTCTTCAGCGTCATGTACGCTGCATGAGCCTGCTCGCGCCCGGCCTTGTTCTTGATCTCTACAATGTCGCTGTACTTCTTCGAGAGTTCGATCAAGGACTTTTCATGTTCGGCGGCGCCAAGTGCTACGGCTGCGCGTTCGGGCACGGTCAGTTCTTTGGACTCGCTCATGCGACCACCCCGCTCGCATCGAACGTCAGGCACTTAAGCTGCGCGAGCGCATCATCAATCTTCGCCGCGGCCTTCGTGAACTCTTCGGTCAGCTTTTCCCTTTTGGCAAGCAGGCATTGCACTTGCCCGGACAAGATATCCACGTCGGGAGCATCGACTTCGATCGTGTGAGCGCACAACGGAATGTAGCCCTGCGAGACCCAAAACCTCGTTTCCTCGCCATCCCAGAAACTGATCTTAGGATTCGCCGGGTTGTATTCATTGGGCTGCGCATACAGCCATCCGGATATGACGATCTTCATTTTCTTTCCCCTTCGTTATTCAGTTAGAGCAGGTAGTCGCCCTTCGGATACGGAAGATTCCGTCGCGCCAGTTCCTTGCCTAAGCTATTCAGCTTGGCGCGGCAGGCGTTACGGGCGGTCGTTTCTGAGGACCAGTTTGATTCGGCGGCGTTGTAGAACGACATCCGCTCGGACTGCTTCCTGACCGCTTCCGTCAGTTCCTCGTCGGTCAATTCTTCGAAGGTCGGTTGTGCGATTGCGTTCATTGCGCGCTCCGTGCATGCAATTCGGGTTGATAGTGGCCGTCGTAGTCTCGGGCCAGCAACCACCGCGATCCGAGCGCCTTGATAGCCTGCAGGCGCTTGTTCTCGTTGATCGCGGCGAGGCGTTCGTCGGGAGCCAGAGCGGTCGAAATGTGACGGAGATCCGTGTTTTTCGGGATGTTCATTGCGCCTCCTCAATGGCTTGGATTGCGGCGAGTCGCGCCAGAAGTTGATTCTTTTCGGCGCGTAACGCGTCCTCGTACCGGACTTGCATGATTGCCAGCGCATGCCTAGCCAGTTCAGGGAAGCGCAGCTTGATCACCTCGCCGAGCGCCGCATCGAAGTAAGCCGACTTCCAATAGTTCTGCGCACTCGGGCTTGCCTGATGCTCAATTTCCGTCGTCACGACCACCCGGTGGACTTTTCCGCAAGTACGCAAGTGCGGCTCAGGCTCACCAACAAGGTTGGCGTAATCACGAGCCAGTTTCCATTCGCGTTTCAGATCGTCGGCTTTCATCTACACTCCCAAAATCGATTTAATAGCCAGCGCCGCGATGGCGACTACTGCAGCAGCGGTAGTCCACATAAGGATTTCTGCGCGCTGACGGTCGTTGTGTGCATCGCGTTGCGCTTCTTCGCGGTGTTGCCATTCGGCCAGCTTGGCGCGGCCAGCATCGCTAACGGTCAGTACGTAATCGTCGGTGCGTTCGTAGGTCAGCATTACCAGCCTCCCGTGCCGTCTTGTCCATGAGACGTGGTCGATTCAAAAAGTGCCTGTTCATGATCGATCTCGCGGCGGAGCCAATCGGGATGGTTCGCGTTGCGATCGCCAACACTCGCCTGAAAAGCAGCGTTCTGACCCGTGCGCTTTTCCTGTTGCTTTGCCTTGCAAGACTTCGAGCAGAACAATCCCCATCCGCGCTTAACGTCAGCCTTTCGTGCCATGAACGGCTTGCGGCACCATTTGCATTTGCGCTCGACCATTACAGGCGGCGGATACTGCTTAGACGCGTCCATGCCACTCCCCCACTCCAAGCCCGCGCGCCTCGGCGTCGAGACGATCCCAATAGCGGTCATCCCATTCGGCGGCTCGTTCGGCTTCCGTCTGCGGCGGCTCGCCGTCAAGGTGCGCGTCTGCCGCCCTATCCTGCAGGAACTCATATTCCCGTTGCTGCTGCTTAAACTTGCGAAGGCTTCGGTATGCCATTTTCGTAGTCCTCAATTCGTGTGATATTGGAACCCTGGCGGGTGACGGCTGCGTTCAACCGGCAATCGTCAGGTGCCCGCTTCCCACGGGCTGCGGCTTATAGTTGCTCAGAGCGGCCGTCGCTTAGAAAAGACATCAGCTCTCGCGGTACCAGTATTCATATCGTTCCAGCGCCCACTCCCTGACGACCGCGTATTTCTCATCGTCGTTCAAGGCGCACCACTCTGCTTCACTAAGACCAACCTCGCTCAGGTTGATCTCTTCCTTGTACTCGCTATGAATGTTCGCGCCGTTGTCACAGTGAAACGTGATCTTCATGCTTCCCTCAGATGTTAGGTAGGACGTTGCTGAGGCGCCCGGTTCGGCTTTGTGCGATCGACACGCGGCGCCAGCGGGGTACTACCAGAACTTCGCGATGAAGTGCAGGCCGACGTAGATCGCTCCGCACCCGCCCGCTATCACACTCAAAGTAATCAGGACGGCGAGAATCTCAACCACCGTGAATCCGCGTTGCTTTTTCACGCTCCCTCCCTCTCAAATTGTTGAACCGGCCGGCGACGCGTATCAGCGCCGCGAATGAACAAGATCGCAGCGATGGCGACTAGCGCCCAGGCTGATAGGGTGATTTGCAGGGCGGTCATGGTTGCTCCTGAA